AATATAATCGCCACGCTTGAGATAGCCCGTTGCGCTTGCTGGGCATCCGTCAATCGTTAGGCTGTCGCCCGTCTGATCTGCGCCATTTACAACTGGCGTCCCGGGAGCAGATGAAGCCGATCCGCGTGGCGTTCCACCGATGGGATCGTCTAAGAGAAACGTGCCTTTTGATCCGTTTAACGACATCAGGAAGCCAACCCATTCTTCAGCATCAGCGCGTTTTAGCGGTGGCAGTGTGACCTCCGCTTCCCAGCGTTGACCAGAATGAGCGATGATCTGCTGTTTGAACGTGAACGGGCTTTCAGATATTGACACAGCATTCACCGCGCGCAGGGTGATCCTTGCGAATCCAGATGCAGTTGGCAGTGATAAAGGATATGAAATAGCCATCGTTACCTCTTAAAATGCCGCCGCAAATGAACCGCCACGGCGTCTTGCGTCAACGACAGCCGCTTTTGTGTTTTCTGCGATCTGTGGCATCATACTCATAATTTCAGCGCGAACCGTTTGCGCAACGCCAGCGTGAACGTTAATCGTCTGATTAACGACTGTACCACCACCGCCAGAAACCTTGTTATTCGGGATGATAGTTCCTGAACCGCCCGGCACAAATAACTCTGCGCCGTTCTCACCAACGATATAAGGTCTGTTTGCGGCGACACTACCGCCCATTGCCTTCATCGGAACTGTTGCATTGGCTGGAATAAGTTTATCAAGTGCTGACGCAATAGGCCCGGTTATTTTTCTTTGGACTTGCAACCTAATCAGATCATTAACAATAGATGACGCCATATCTCTAAACGCATCTTTCGCTCTTGCAGTGCCGTTAATTAAGTTAACAAGAGAATTTTCTAAGGCTTTAACGCCTTTTAAGGCAAGAGATTGCACACTTATTTCCGCGCCTTTAGCCGCTTTAGCATATTCCGCTAATGCAGTAACGCCGTCATTTTGCGCATCATTGCCATCTCTAACGTTTTTGTTGAAATTTTCCATTGCGGATGTGCCTTCCAAAACCTTTTTCCGCAAATCTTCAAAAAATCCGATAACGCCCAAATCTTTGTAATCATCAAGCGAAATATTAATATCACTGGTGACAATGCCAAATTCTTTGGCAACATCAATCATGAATTGCAAACGGCGCGTAATAGCCTTTGCAAATTCGATAAATGAAATTGTGGCTTTTTCTGTAAAGTTAATAATGCTGATAGCCAAATCTTTACCGAATTGCTCAATGCTTCCAGATTGCTTGATAAAAGATTGGATGCTTTCGCGTATCTTTTTTGCTAGTTCGCCGAAGGCTGGCGCAACGGCGGCGGTGATGACATCAACAATACCTTTGAATAATGTAGTTAATTTAGAAAACTCATCATTAGCATATTCGACACCGCGAACCGCAGTTGTTGATAAGAGAACACCTAAACTTTCAGCGTCATTAAACATATCTTGCAATGCCGCGCTTCCATCTTGCAAGATATTGACCATCGACACGCCTTCACTATCGAATAACTTAAAGGCCAACCTAACCTTATCGCCCTCACTGCTAACCTTTTCAAAAGACCCAGCAAGTTTGATCATTTGTTCTTCAAGTGGAAGTTTAGAGAATGATTGTGCGTCAATACCTAATTCTTTTAAGGCTTCTTTGGCTTCTCCAGTATCATTGGCGGCTTCTGATAGACGCCGCGTAAAACGCTGAAGTGCCATATCCATTGTGCGTGTTTCAACACCAGCAAGCCCGGCGGCATATCTCATTTTCTGTAATTCTTGTGTTGTAATGCCTAATTTGCTTGCAGTCTTTCCTAACACGTCAATGCTTTGCATTGATGATTTTATAAGCAGACCTAAACCACCAACACCTAAAGCGGCGGCAATTCCCGTTTTGAAATTAAACAACGCTTTGCGAACAACACGTAATGATTTGGCGACAGAAGCAAATGCCGCTTTGGTTTTATCTACTGCACCGATTACAATCTTAAGATTTTGATTTGCCATCTTCTTTCATCCTAAAATATGCAATCCATTCGTTGATTTCAGAGATTGTTAATTCTTCAATCTCTATTTGCGTCTTGTGAAGCCGATCCGCTAAAGCCATCACATTCAATCTTAACGGATCGTTTCTTAGTTTTTTTCCGCGTCCTCGATGGTATCAATATCACCAAACATTTGCCCGGCTATATTTGAGATAATCATCAACTCTTCACCCATAAGATAAACCTTATCTTCCAAAGTGAAAAGTTTATTCCCATCTACATCTTGCGCTTTCATGATAATAAGATCGACCATTCCATCAATCGTCATATCATTAAGAAAGTTCTTGTGCTTGCGCTGAATGTTCTTCAAATCGCCAGCCGTGATTGCGGATGAGTAAATCAGCAACGGTGCATCATCTTCGCTCCATTCAGAGACCTCAATGACGCGCCGTTGCCGATTGCGTCTTTCGCTGATCACTTTCCCCAGAGACATGATCTATTCTCCTTTAAGCAACAGTGCCTTCAGTCAGGCCACCGCTAATTTGGATTGAGTAAGTCGCAGTGACGATGCCATCAGCAGAAGCACCGATTGAGCGACCTGTGATGATCCCTGAACCAGACAGCAAGTGATCGCCTGTCGTGTCGCCTTCCATCATAAAATTACACACCACTGTAGACCCAACGGTGAAAGAGCCTTGACCGCTTGTGTCGGTGTCATCGAAATAACATTCAACGGTTGCGGTCGCATCTGTGAAAGACGCAACATAGGTCTTCGCCGTGTCGTTCATCGTGGTGGTTTCTAGGGTGTCGCTTGTTTCATCGACAGTGAAAGAAATGATTTCAGCGATGGCGTTTGATCCGCTTTTCACCGTGCCATCATTGCCTTTGAAAGTTGCCATAATAAAATCTCCTATGCGGCAGTTTCAACATCGTTTTCGGCTGTGCGGTATTGCACAGTCACGGTGAAGCGTCCAACGGCAACAGGCTGTTCACCATCGCCGCTAAAATCCGCTTCAAATGCTGTGACTTGAGTATCCTTCGCAAGACCACCAAACGTCACATCTGCTGACAAGGCTTCTTCAACCTCAACAGCAATTTGATCAAGTGTGTTGTCATAGTTAGCGGTCGCGCTAACATACGCCTCAACCTGAACATCGAGAACGCGGTTTATAGACCGCGCCATTGTCAGTGTATCAAATTCAACTGCTTCTGATCTAGTAAAAATGCAAATGCCGGGCAGTTTAGTCTGCTCAAGCGGATAGATGCGGCTTCTAAAAACATTCGACCCGGTTGTGGTCAACCCGGTCAATGCTGTCACAATCGCATCTCTGATTTGCTTGCGAACATGAGCCATCAATCTTTCTCCAAGACCAGCATTGTCATGCCCGTGCCATCGTCTTGCACTATTCTAATGGTATAAGACGTTCCACCAACCGAAAGCGCATCTCCTTCGGACGCACTGCTAACATCGGCGGTTCGACAATGAAAACGTGGTTGCTGTAAAGCAACGCCAACGCCACCGCCAGTATCCACCTCGATAAAATCATTGTCAAAAATCCCATTGACGGTGGACGCAACACCGCCAGAAGGCGTGTAGGTTGCCGCAGTGCCGAAATCGTCTACATTAACGAATATTGCACGATCATCAGCAGTTTCAACAGCCATCAATCATCCTCTGGCGTTACAATCTCATCAGACGCAAAAGACCGATCAGAAAACTTTTTCTTGGCGCGCTTTGCCTTGACCTCTTCTGCTAGACGGCGCGCAACCAATTTCCGCGCAATTCTTTCATCAAGATCGTGTTCTTCCCCAGCAAACATATTCCCGACTGTGCCAGTGTAGCACTTTTCTAAAATCTTAACTTTCATGATTACCTCCTGAAAGGGTGATGTGGGGAGCGATTAGATCGCTCCCCGACAAGATTAGGCAGTTGATACTTCGTCAGTGATTGCGAAGGATGCGCCGTTGCGGATAGCAACGTCAACTTCTTGCATGACGCGGATAACAACGTTACCGCTATCACCTTCTGAGTATGGATCAACCATTACGGATGGTGCGCCAAACAGACCGACCATCAACTGTGAGAAATCACCGAAGATGAGTGCGGAAGCGTCTGAACCGCCATCGCCCGGATCAAGATCAGATGGCACGTTGCTGGTGAATTCAGCCTTATAGCCATAGATGCTGTTCCAAGGATCGTTCAACAGCATGATGCTGTCGGTTGATGCAACCTTGACAGTGTTTGCCATTTTTGCCTTGACCTTTGGATTGGACAACCAGCCAAGTGCGTTCTGGTTGATAACGCCGTTGGCGTCTTCAACAGTCTTCACAAGGTCGGTGATGTCAGCCCAAGTCAGAGCCGCAACGTCTGTACCTGCGGAGATGTCCACATTACCAACGTTACCATCGTTCAGGATGCCAGTTGGCTGGCCTGATGCGCCAGAACCTTGGATGGCATAGTATTCGATCTTATCAGCGATTGAACGCAGAAGATCGTCCTGAACAACCTGCTCGATTGCTGGAACGCTCTCAAGAGCAAGCAAACGGCTGATTGCGGCCTTTGCGCCAAGTGTGCGTGGCTGAAGGGTTACACCAGCATCAGTCGGTGACTGATCGCTAACGTCCCCGGCTTCTTCAACGAAACCAGCCGCCGCGCCTGTGGCGATCTTTGGCATACGGATGCGGTTGGTCAAGCCACCGATGTAGGTAACACCAAGGCTAGACATAACCTGCTTTGCGCGTAATGCTTCGATGAACATATCACCACGCTGAACGGTTGGAACGAAATTGTCAGTGACGTTTTCAGTACCAACTGCGCCAGTGGCGGCTGTGGTCATGACGCCTGAACGGAAAGCAAAGTCTGGCACATAGAAGCCACGGGCTTCTTTACCAGTGCGGCGCACGATTTCATCGTGCATTTCACGTTCAAAACCAGCGTCACGCCAGTCACCAGTGACCTGCGCGCGGATCATTTTGCCCAGCGAATAGTTACGCTGTTCTTTTACTGGAGCATCAACAACGTGTGCTGGTGCTTCAAGTGGTTCGTTTCCGATAACGTCCAACAGTTCGCCACGGAATTCGTCAATGGAAACACCGCGACCGATGGCTTCTTCACCAAGATCGGCTTTGTTGTGCTTCCGTGCCAAGGTCATGATGTCCTTAGCATTTTTCTGTGCGGCTTTGGCGGCTTCAGCCCGTACCGCATCAAGATCGATGTCAGTCATAGTTTGATCTCCTTCTGACTTGACGGTTACATTGAGTGGTTCGGAATTCGACCGACCAACACCGACCAGATTTGACTGATCCGCCGGAATTGAAACGATTGAAATTTCCATTGGTGTTGTGCTGACGCGATAAATCTCTTCATCATCGCCTTCACGTTCAACGCGACCATCTACACGATAGCCAACGCTGATATTTTGCCGAATACCATCGACAACATCGTTGAACACCTCTGAAGCAAGTTCGCCTCTTCCGAAGCGCACTTTAGCCCGTAGTCGCCGGGCTTCTTCATCAAGTTCAACAGATTCGATAACGCCGATTTGACGCTCCATATCGTGATCGATTAGAAGCGGCGCGCGGCCTGAATTAAGAAACTCAAGGTTCATACTTTCGCGGCTATGGTCAATGACCTCCATCCCGAAAGAACGCTTTACAGGTTCTTCAGATGAAACGCCAACCCTAACAGTGCGATTTTCTTCATCAATAGCGCGATCATCCATATCCATAGCACGGTGAACAAGGTCAGCGCGATCAACTCGCTCTTCTTCTTGCTCTTCAACGCGTTCTTCCATTTCATCATGACCGCCGCTTTCTTCCATTTCCTGATGCGGCTTTGCAAAAGTGATGACATAAGCCTCATCAGTTTCTTGAACATCTATGATGTGACGTTCT